AAAGCAAACGTAGGGCTGACGTTGAGCTTCCTATATCACCTGAGTTACTTGTCATGTTGAAGGAACAGCAAAAAGACTTTGGGTTCCAACAGTATGTAGCACCACATCCCAACCCTAAGATGGGTAAGTACGAACCGTATGCAATGGAGAGACTGTCTAAGGTGGGGCGTAGGGTAATGAGGTTGGCTGCATTGCCAGAGGAGTTACGAATGATGGACCTACGTAGGACAGGGGTGACACAAATGATTGACAGTGGTGTACCAATGGGTCAACTTATGTCAGTGACAGGCCACAATAATGTGTCTTCTGTGAAACCATACATGAAGCATACATACGATTCTGCAAAAAATGCCTTGACACAGAGAAATGTTCAGGTACAATCGAGTACTTAGCGAGTAACAAAGAAAGTGATATAACATATGAATATAAATAGTATTATAAGTGATCTATCACTAGTAAGTGGTGAGACAAGACGCATGACTTGCCCATCATGTAATACTAAGAACACATTTACTGTTACCAATGACATGGGTTCTATCATATGGAATTGTTACAGAGCTAGTTGTCCTACATCGGGTGGTACTCGTCAGTCACTGACTGCTGATGACATACGTAAATCTCTTGGCTTTGTTGCAGAAGAGACACACGTTGCAACATTCGTAAAGCCTGATTGGTTTGTGCGAGACTACAAAAAGATTGCACCCTTCTGTGACCAGTGGCAGTTGGATGCACAAGGGCTAGGGCTATTGTATGACGTTAGAGAACATCGTGTGGTGTTCCCTGTTGTACATGCTGGAGTTATGGTGGATGCTACGGGCAGATCATTGGGTAAACGAATACCTAAATGGAAACGGTATGGAAAAAGTCACTTGCCATATGTGTCTGGTCGTGGTAAAACTGCTGTAGTTGTTGAGGACTGCATAAGTGCTGCAGTTGTAGGTGATAGCGGTGTATATGTTGGGGTAGCAGTGTTGGGTACATCACTATCAACAGGACACAAAGATTACTTATCGCAGTTCTCAACGGCAATAGTTGCATTGGACCCAGATGCATTACCTAAGACAATAAAGTTTGCTAAAGAACTACGTACCTACGTACCCAACGTTAAGGTGCTTCGACTAACAGATGACCTCAAGTATCGACAGCCAACCGACATGGCTAACCTTTCAACACTAGGAGAATAACACATGGAACTATCCCTTATACGTAGCCTGATGGACAAACCATTCTACGATGACCACAAGGGCGCACGTTGCCCAGACCGTCTGTTCAGCAGCGATGTACGCAAGATCAAGCAGGCCATCGACAGTGCAATGGATCGTTATGAGCGTACCGTTACACCAGCAGAGATTGAGGCGTTGTTCATGGCTAACAACCCAACCCTCACTACAGCACAGAAGCAGGCATACAGCGTACTGTTCATGCAAGTAAACAAAGAGCAGCCTATGGGCAGTGACATAGCACAAGAGGTACTGTCTAAGCTATTCCAACAGGTGATAGGCGAAGACATTGCCAACCTTGGATTTGATTACGTCAACGGTAGCAAGACTAGCCTTGACCCACTGCGTCAGATGCTTGAGCTATACGGTGATGACTTCACACCTAACCTACGTATTGAGTGGGAAGACATTGACCTTGATACTATCATTGCTATGACTGACCTTGAGTCACAGTGGACGTTCAACATACCGACACTCACCCGCAAGGTTGAGGGTATCAATGCTGGTCACTTGATTGAGGTAGGCGCACGGCCTAACACTGGTAAGACTTCCTTCCATGCCTCACTTGTGGCTGGTCCGGGTGGCTTTGCTTGGCAAGGGGCTAAGGTAGTTGTACTATGTAATGAGGAAGGCTACCACCGTGTCGCTCACAGGTACATAACTGCCGCAACTGGTATGGATAAGCACGAGATTGTTAAGCATAAGCAGAAGGCAATGGAAGTCTTTGCTAAGATCAGACCTAACATCATGTTCAAGGATGCCACAGGTCGTGACATGAACTGGGTTGAGTCCGTATGCAAGTCATACAAGCCTGACATTGTTATCCTTGACATGGGTGACAAGTTCTCTCGCATGGCTGGGTTTGCACGGCCTGATGAGTCACTCAAGGCTAACGCAATACAAGCACGACAGATAGCCAAGCAGCAAGACTGCGCTGTGTTCTACATGTCTCAGCTATCAGCAGAGGCAGAGGGTAAGGTTGTACTCAACCAAGCCATGATGGAGGGTAGTCGTACAGGTAAGGCAGCAGAAGCTGACCTAATGATAATGATCTCTAAGAACCCTACGATTGAGGGGCAGGTAGAAGAAGACAACCAGCGTCACATCAACGTGGTCAAGAACAAACTGTCTGGTTGGCACGGCATTGTACACACAGACCTTGAGTACAAGATCGCAAGGTATGTATGTTGATAGAGATTGCAGACTTGGCCATGCTAGGCATTGGCCTAGTGTGTGCCTTCCTTGTATGGGAACAGCAGAAGATACTAAATAATATTGCTGCCATTAAGGAAGTACTGTACGATGTGGTAGACAAACACAATGATCTATCAGATGCCTTCGTTGAGTTGGTTGATGATTTAGAATATGAGGAGAGTGCGAAATGATTGCAACAGATATAAAGTATTGCAACAGATGTGACACAGAGCTTACAGAGTCGGGTGAATGTAAGCCCTGCCACAAAAAAAGTAACGCCATAACTAATCCAATCTTTGGACCCAAGAGTAACCCCCTTAGAATGTGGGTTAACGGTAAGTACATATCAAGTAAGCACCCTCTGTACAAAGCTGGGCGATACAAATCCTTTGGTGACTTAGCCTTTGGTTCGTTAAACAACTACAACCTAATTAAAGAGGGGTATGTATATGCAATAAGCAATGCCGCATGGCCTGAGTGGATCAAGATAGGTAAGGCAATTGATGCTGATGACAGGCTCAGTAGCTACCAAACAAGCTCACCTATGAGGGACTACAAGTTAGTACACTCTGTTTACTTTGATGACCGCAATGCAGCAGAGAAGAAGGCACACATACTAGCGGCGTTCAAGACTGCCCACCCTTGGAATAAACATGACAACGGTGAGTGGTTTAAACTAACAGATGAACAGGCAGTAGAAATACTAAAGGAGATTACAATTGATTAAAACAAACGTAGATGAGGATGAAGTATTAATTTGCACCCCTAATCCTACTTATATCTATGCTGTTGAGTGCAGTAACACAAGATATATAAAGATCGGCATAAGCACATCTCCAAAAAATAGGCGTAATACCCTCCAGATTGGTACACCCCATAGACTAAACCTACTGAGAACTTGGGGTCCGTGGTTAGCTGAAGAGGCTAGGTACGTAGAGAAAGTTTTACACGACAAGTTTGCCCCCAAAAAACAAAGAGGAGAATGGTTTAGTGTTTCATTAAATTCCATAGATAAGGAGTTAGTTATATGATTGAGGCAACACTAATAGACCACATGGGTACTGACCTATCTGTGGTGAACGCAGCACGGGTATCCTTTGGCAAGGCGAGTGATTGGGATTACACCGATTGGCGTGACAGTGATGACTATGCCAGAAAGAAAGTACTAAGTGAGGGTGACACCAAGCTGGTAAACTACCTAGCTAAACAGGGACACTACAGCCCCTTTGGTCATTGCTTTGCATCCTTCCACATCAAGGCTCCAATCTTTGTGGCACGACAGCTAGTTAAGCATAAGTTCCTACGTTGGAATGAGATCAGTCGTAGATACGTGAGCGATAAACCAGAGTTTTATCAACCAGAGGTATGGCGTAGTAAAGCACAGGATAAGAAGCAAGGCAGTGGCCCAGCGTTAGAAGATCAAGATGTACACATCGGTACTACACAGCGTCTTGTTACTATGTTGTATGACAGCATGTTAGAGAAGGGTGTATGCGAGGAACAAGCACGAATGGTGTTGCCACAAAACACCATGACTGAATGGTACTGGTCAGGTAGCCTTGATGCCTTCGCTGATATGTGCAATCTTAGGTGTGCTGACGATACACAATATGAAACAATGCTAGTCGCTAGTCAGATTAGTGAGGAGATGGGCAAGCTATATCCTATCTCATGGAAAGCCTTAGTATTGACGGGAGAGTTAACATGACAACTATAACATCACATGCAGAGATAAGATTGTACAACGCCATGAAGTTAAACGACTTAACAATTGATGAAGCCATCATTGCTATGGAACAATTTAGAGACACCTTAGATGTAGGTAAGATGAATACTAAATATGGGGTTGACACAACACAAGATATATACGATAACAACTTTGTAGTATTAGACGAATGGGACACATGGTCCGACTAGAGGGAGATGATATGAAACACTTAACCCTAGACGTAGAGAACACAACGGTCAAACGCAATGGCAAGTTACACCTTGATCCGTTTGAGCCAGAGAATACATTGGTTATGGTAGGTATGCTAGATGATCTTGGAAACGAAGACATTATAACTTTCGATCACGCAGAGCAACAACCTACCACAGAGGGGCGGCGGATAGTTCAAGACGCACTTGATGCCACCTCTCTACTTATTGCACACAACGCACCGCACGATCTACTGTGGCTATGGGAGTCAGGGTTTGTATATGACGGTCAGGTATTCGATACCATGTTGGGTGAGTACGTTCTGCAGCGTGGGCAGAAGCAACCGCTATCACTAGAAGCGTGTGCAGAACGTTACGAATTAGATACTAAGAAGCAAGACACATTGAAGGAGTACTTTAAGAATGGATATTCCACACGTGATATACCTCATGGTGAACTATCGGAGTATCTATCACACGATCTACATGCTACCCAACAACTGTATAATGTTTTGCAGACATCATACGAGGGATGCAGTTCACTGATACCAACGATACAGTTGACCAATCAGTTGTGCATACACCTTGCCCGTATCTATCAGCGTGGCTTTCAAGTAGACATGGATGCGTTGATGGAGGTTCGTGATGAGTTCGAGCAAGAGCGTAGGGTACTGAGCATAGCACTAGAGGAACAGGCAGCTGACCTCATGGGTGACAGGCCAATCAATCTCAACAGCCCAGAGCAATTGTCTTGGGTTATATACAGCCGCAAGCCACACGACAAGAAGTTGTGGGCAGAGTTGTTTGATGATCGTATGCCAGACGCAGAGTACAGACGCAACGTCAATGCCTACAGCGGTAAGTTGTACAAGCAGAAGGCACATCAGTGTCGGGCATGTAATGGTAGTGGACAGACATGGAAACAAAAGAAGGACGGTACACAGTATGCTAGGTCAAACAAGTGCCTGAGTTGTGACGCCACAGGGTTTACCTATACAGACAACCTCAGTAGCATTGCTGGTCTAAAGTTTGTAGCACCCAACGGCAAGTGGATCAGTGCCAATGGTTTTGGTACAGGCAAAGACAACCTTGTATTCCTTGAGGGCATTGCCCGTTCCAAGGGTATGAAGGTAGCTGAGTTGTTCTTGCAGAATGTTCGTAGGTTGTCAGCCGTAGAGACATACCTCAGTAGCTTCGTACAGGGCATTGCAACTAACGTAAAGCCTGACGGTAAGCTACATGTACGTTTGCTACAACACCGCACTGGTACAGGCCGTTTGTCAGGGGCTGATCCCAACATGCAGAACATGCCACGTGGTGGTACGTTCCCTGTCAAGAAGGTATTCATCTCACGTTGGAAGGGTGGGAAAGTTATGGAGGCTGACTTTGCCCAGCTAGAATTTCGTGTTGCGGCGTTCTTGTCTCAGGACATGGCTGCAATTGATGAGGTAACTACAGGCTTTGATGTACACAGCTACACTGCACAGGTTATATCAGAGGCAGGTCAGCCTATGTCACGGCAAGAAGCCAAGGCACATACCTTTGCTCCCTTGTATGGGGCCAGTGGTTTTGGTCGTAGCCCTGCAGAAGCGGCATACTATCAACAGTTTACGACAAAGTATTCTGGTGTAGCAGAGTGGCACAAGGCACTAGCCAAAGAGGCACTCAACACTGGTAAGATAACTACACCATCTGGGCGTGAGTTTGCGTTCCCTGATGTAGTACGGCGGCGGTTCGGGGGTGTGACTTATTTCACACAGATTAAAAATTATCCTGTTCAATCGTTCGCAACGGCTGACATTGTACCCATATCTCTGATATACATTGATAAGTTACTGACAGCAAACAAGCTACACAGTTGTGTAGTAAACACGGTGCATGATTCAATTGTGATTGATGTGCATCCAGACGAGGAGGTAAAGGTACTAAGAGTAATACAAGCAGCTAACGACAAACTAATACCAATCGTCAATCGCAAGTGGGGCATAGACTTTAACATCCCTCTATTATTAGAGGCAAAGATAGGCCCAAACTGGCTTGACACAAAAGACGTAGCGTGATATAACTATCATTCACCTGATCAAAAACAAGGAGACTTAAAATATGAATCAAGTTACAGCAATAGACACAAACAACTTCGCAGTAATGGCTCAAGCTATGGGCATGAACGCAGAGTCATCACAGAATACAAGTAAGGCAAGCACACTAGCACGTTTACGTATACACCACACACCAATCATGGGTCAGCAAGAGATCAAGGGTAAGATGAAGAACGTAGAGGTAATCTCTGGCGGTGCATACAAGCTAGACATACCTGATGGCCCTACCTACTACGCAGAAGGTGCGACTATTCGTCCGTTCCTCCAACGCTTTATGTACAAGAAGTTCATCAAAGGTAATGACAACACAGCCAATCGTTTCCTCAAGACTGTTATGGCTATTGATCTTAACAATGATATGAAAGACAATGAGGGTGGCTTCAACTGTGGTAAGCCAGCGGGGTTCATCAAGGATTGGGCAGCACTACCTGACCACATGAAGGAACTAATCAAGTCCATCAAGCGTGTTCGTGCATTGTTTGGTACGGTTGAGTTGATCAATCCTACAGATGAGAGTGGTAATGCAGTTGACGTAGACAGTACAGCGTTTATCTGGGAGATTGATAATCGTGATGCCTTCAAAACATTGGGGGATCAGTTTACCAAGCTATCCAAGATGCAACGCCTACCACCCCAGCACGACATCTCTTGTACTACAAGTGAAGTACCGTTGCCTAACGGCAGTAGCTTCTATGTACCAGAGGTAGAGTTAAACCTTGGTACTACGTTGGAGATGGACAACGGTACACAGGAAGTCTTCGCTAACTTTATGGCATGGATTGAGAACTACAATACCTACATACTTAACTCATGGGACGAGAACATGCACAAGAATGAGGATGTAGACACAGACACAGTAGAAGAGTTTGTGGATATCAATGAAGAGGACTTTGTGTAATGGATATGCCGCAGTCAGGTATTGTCTATGACATGTCAAATGAAGAGTATCACAGACAGGTAGGGTACTCTTCGACTGCCATTAAAACGGTGTGCAAGCAATCG